GTTTGCAGGTAAAGTTGCCCTTAGAGCCTTAGCAATTGGATTAGCAGGCATGTGGGCTAGTTCATCAACAACTATGACGGCTAGTCAGGCAACTTGGTGGACAGGTTTCTCAACCATGATGACTACTCAGTTTGGCATATTAATGACCCGTCTAAATGCAATGGCAATGGGCGGCTCCTTTGTGGGTCCACTCCGTCCAACAGGTGGTGGTTTAAGCCGCGGAGCCGGGTTCCTTGCATCAGCAGGTGCTATGGTAACCAAGGCCGCACCTTATGTTGCGGGAGCAATGGTTCTTAAAGACGGATTCGATGTAGTTGCTGGTACTGATGGCGGTGCATCAGGCAAGAACATTGGCGGATTTACTGGAGGCGCCACAGGAGCATTAATAGGTGGCGCGATAGGTTCAGTAATTCCTGTATTAGGTACGGTTGTAGGTGCGGCTATAGGTGCCGGACTAGGTAACATGATTGGCGGTTACATTGGTGACAAAAAAGACGAAGAAAGCAGAAAAATAAATCTGCAAAACCAACCGGCCGGGACTATAGCAGTAACAGGACCAGATGGTAATATTCAATATGTACAAACAGCACAACCACAGCAACAGAACTCAAACAGAATAAAATATCATGCTATTGAAGATATTGCAAATAGAGCGGTGGTGGCCGGCGGTATGAATAGCAGAGATGCACACACACTAAATGATTTAAGTGATGAAGCCAAACTTCTAACACAAATTCTAGTTGAAAATAAAGAAGTTTATGCCATTTTAAAGCAATCTAAATCTCTCTTACAAGATGTAGAACGGAATACAAAAGATCTTTCATAATATCTAACTCTATCTAAATAAAACATATACTTGACATTTTGGGATAAATAGTGTAGTATAAGTTAAAGGATTTTTTATGAGCTGGAGAAAACATTTCACATCGGTAGACAACAGTGGTTTACCATTAAACGTAACAGGTGATCGCAGTAGCGAAGGCGGGCCTGGTGCGGCCACAAGCAGATATGCTAGTTGGTTACCTGAAGTATATGCAGGTTCTCCTAACAGACTCATGCGATATATTCAGTATGATCAAATGGATACTGACCTGGAGATTAATAGTGCATTAGATACTATTGCAGAATTTGGTACACAGGAAGATGAATATACCGGTTTACCTTTTGAAATTAACTGGAATACAGATCCTTCAGATACCGAAAACAAAATTATTACCAAAACACTCACTCAGTGGTGCAGAATGAACGAAATGCACAAACGAGCTTACAGAATATTCCGTAGCACAATTAAATACGGCGATCAGTTTTTTATTAGAGACCCTGAAACATATAAGATGTTCTGGATAGATCCTGCTAATATTGAAAAAGTAATTGTAAATGAAAGCGATGGCAAAAAGATACAGACATACTTTATTAAAAACTTACAACCTAACTTTGAAGAACTAGTTGGAACAGACGTAGCACCCATTCACAGCAGACCTTATGGTTCAGGTGGTGGACTAACAAGTGGCTTTAGCACAGTTAATAGTAAATCTAATAATTATATGACAGGCGCCATGGACGGTGTAGATCAGGGAACACCTGTAGATGCTAAACATGTTATACATGTTAGTTTAACAGAAGGCATGGATCACAGTTGGCCTTTTGGTGTAAGCATATTAGAACCAATTTTTAAAGTCTTTAAACAAAAAGAACTATTAGAAGACTCAATTATTATATACAGGGTACATAGAGCACCAGAAAGACGTGTTTTCTTTATTGATGTTGGTAATATGCCTCCTCACAAAGCAAGACAGTATTTGGAACAAGTAAAATACGAAGTACAGCAAAAACGTGTGCCTAATAAAAAATCAGATGGTTCTAGTGTTGCCGATAGTGCCTATAATCCAATGAGCATGTTGGAAGATTATTTCTTTGCCACTACAGCAGAAGGCAGAGGAAGTAAAGTTGATACACTACCAGGTGGTGAGAACTTGGGACAAATAGACGATTTAAGATACTTTAATAATAAACTATTAAGAGGTCTCAGAGTACCTAGCAGTTACTTGCCTACCGGCCCAGAAGATGGAAGTAGTGTTTATAATGATGGTAAAGTGGGTATTGCATATATTCAGGAATACAGATTTGCCAGATATGTGGAAAGACTACAAAAACAAATCCAGGAAGATATGGATAATGAATTTAAAATGTTTTTGAAATATCGTGGCATAGAAATGGACAACGGCGATTTTTATATTACGTTTAACAAACCAATGAACTTTAGCAGTTACAGGGATCTGCAACTGGATACAGAAAGAGCTAATTTGTTTAACACACTATCGGCTACTCCGTTCCTAAGTAATCAATTTAAACTCAGAAAGTATTTAGGACTTAGTGAAGACGAAATTAAAGATAATGAGCAACTATGGCGTAGCGAAAACGGTTATGAGAAGTTTATAGATGATGACAGATCACTGGATCTTAAAAATGTTGGTGTCAGAGCAGAGCCTGATATGAACGTAGATCCAAATGCTGAAATAGATATGGGAATGGCCCCAGAAGCATCACCGGAGATAAATACTGACGTACCACCAGAAGGGGGTACTGATTTAGATGCTGGAGAGCCATTATAATGAGATTAGTAGAGTTTTACAATCCTGAGTTTGACGAATTTCAGAAGAGAAATGCTTCTGATACCAGAACTCCTAAGATGACATTAGAAACTCTCAGTAAACTCAGAAAGGCTAAAGAAATCAAGAAAGCAGAAGAGCTGGAACATGCAAAGTTTCAGAAAGTTATGTATGCCAATCCAGCACAAGGTGGTGGTGGCTTAATATAATATACAGTTTAAATATATAACTCAAACATTATAAATATTCACAAATATCACAGAAATACTTCAAATTCACTCAAATTCACTCAGAATCACACCTTATCTTACATAAATACACTTGTTTACATAAGTAAATAACAAGCCGTGCATAGGTATGACTATTTGTGCATGGTAAATAATTTTTAAGGAGACCACAATGTCAGAATCAAGAAGTAAATTAGAAGAAATTCTTGAACTTCTCCTTGCTGAGGAAAACGATAAAGCGGAAGAAATGCTTCATGAGTATGTTGTTGCAAAAGCAAGAGCAGAATATGAAAAAGTTTTAGACGAAGACGTATCTGAAGAAGAAGCAGTTGAAGAAGCAGAAGAATCCGAAGAAGATGCAGTTGAAGAATCAGAAGAATCTGATGAAGATGCTGTTGAAGAGTCATCATTTGAAGTTGATGAAGTAATTGATCAAAGCAATGATCTAGAAGACGATATCCTAACAGACGAGGACGAAATCGAATCCGATGAAACCGGAATGGAAGAAATGGGTGACGAGGACGAAGCCGAAGAAGGTGAACAAGATCTAGAAGATAAAGTTGACGATTTAGAGGATGAACTAGAAGACCTTAAAGCAGAATTTGAAAAACTATTAGCAGACGACGAAGAAGGTGACGACATGGACATGGACGACGCTGAAGAAGTTGAAGACGAAATGGCAGACGAGCTTGATCTAGAATCAGTAGAATATGATTTAGATGAAGAAATTGCTGATGAGTCAGATGAAGTTGTTGAAGAAGCAACTAAATTACAAGATGCAGTAGCAGATCCTAAAGGTGGTGAGGCAGATAACAGCGAATCACCAATGACTAAAGCACCAGCAAAAACTAAAGTTGCAGGCGCAGGTCAACCAGTTAAGGCTAAAGACGGTAGCGACGGTAACAGCGGTGATAACTCACCTAAAGATACTGGTGCATCAGACAACCTTAAGGTTGAACCTAAAAAGGTTTAATTAGGTTTTAACGTTTTACAGGAGAACTTCAATGGCTAATAAACTATATGAATATATGAGTCCAACTCAATCAAAGTTGATTGTAGAGTCTAACGACGGTAAAGATTTATGTATGAAAGGTTTATTTATTCAGGGTGATGTAAAAAACCAAAATGGTAGAGTATATCCCAAAGAAGAAATCAGTAAGGCTGTTGATAGTGTAAAACAAAGATTGAGTAAAGGTGAAACTGTGATGGGCGAATTAGACCATCCAGAAGAACTACAAATCAATTTAGATAGAGTAAGCCATATCATTACAGACATGTCTGTAGATGGTAGTGATGGTTTAGGGAAATTAAAAATCATAGATACACCGATGGGAAATATTGCAAGGGCATTATTAATGGCAGGAGCACAACTTGGTGTTAGTAGTAGAGGAAGCGGAAACGTGAATGAAAGTGGTAAAGTTTCCGATTTCGATATAGTAACAGTAGACATTGTGGCACAACCAAGTGCCCCTGATGCCTACCCTAAAACAATCTATGAAAGTTTATTTAATATGCGAGGCGGCAGTCAAATATTTGATACCGCTTCTGCAGTAACACACGATAAAAGAGCAGAAAGACATTTAATGAAGGCGATCACTGGCTTCATTAACGAACTTAAAATTAAGTAGGAGACTACGATGGCAGTGAATTTTACAGATCTACTTGAAAATGCTGAATTAACATCTGATGTTAAAGAGGCTCTTCAAGAAGCATGGAACTCTAGAATCTCTGAAGCAAGAGAGGAACTTACTGCGGAACTTAGAGAAGAATTTGCACAGCGATACGATCATGACAAGAGTCAGATTGTTGAAGCAATGGACAAATTCGTCACAGAAAAAGTTTCAGCAGAAATTGCCGAAATTGCATTAGAAAAAGAGGCCCTTGCAGGCGATCGTGTTAAGTATCACAAAGCCATTAGTGAGCACGCCAAAGTTTTAGATAAGTTTGTAACTAAAGCAGTAGCAAACGAAGTCAAAGAACTTAGAGCAGATAGAACTAGAGTTGGTGAGCATGTAACTAAATTAGATAATTTTGTTGCAGAGCAACTGGCTGGTGAACTAGCAGAATTCCATGAAGACAAAAAAGGTCTTGTGGAACAGAAAGTCAAAATGGTACGTGAAGGCAAAAAACAACTTGCTGAAGCGAAAAAAGATTTCATTAAGAAAGCCGCTGATAAAGTGGAAAGCATCATCAATAAAACGATGGTTAATGAAGTTAAATCATTCCGTGATGACATCACTAGGGCTCGTGAGAACGATTTCGGTCGTAGAATTTTTGAAGCATTTGCAAATGAATTTAACGTAAGTTATCTGAATGAAGCAAAAGAAATCAAGAAAGTACAAAAACAAATCGCTGAAATGGAAGCCAAACTTAACGAATCTAAGCAAGAAATTGCTAAGAGAGATGAATCAGTTAAATTAACTGAATCTAAGTTAAGAGTTGCAGAAGATCGATTCGAAAGAAAAGAAAAACTCAACGAATTAATGGCGCCACTAGGCAAAGAGAAGAAAGAAATTATGTCAGATTTACTTGAAAGTGTTAAAACTGAAAAACTGGAAGAGTCCTTTAACAAGTACTTGCCTTCAGTTATTGATGGAGAAACACCAAGAGTGAAAAAGACGTTGTCAGAATCAGTTACTAGTGAACATACTGGTAATAAGGCAACTGTGGTAAACGCAGAAGCCGATGACAAAAGTGCGGATGATATTGTTGAATTAGATATGATCCGTAAATTAGCCGGACTTTCAAAATAAAATAGGAGTTAGAAATGGCAGATTTATTTGAAAGCAACTGGTCCGCAACTAAGGAAGCCTTGCTTGAAGGACTTTCTGGAAACAGAAAATCCTCATTAGATGTGGTCCTCGAAAATACGAAGAGATATTTGTCAGAGGCCGCGACAGCAGGTTCCACAGGAGCAGGTTCAGTAGCAACTTTAAACAAAGTAATGTTACCGTTAATTAGAAGGGTTATGCCTTCTGTTATCGCTAACGAGCTTGTTGGTGTTCAGCCAATGAGTGGCCCAGTAGGCCAAATCCACACATTAAGAGTACGTTATGCGGAAACTGGTGGTGGAGCAACAGCAGGTGACGAGGCTTTAAGTCCTTTCAAACTTGCTGGTACATATGCTGGTTCTCCAGATGCAACAGCAGTTGCTGAAGGAACAGCCGGTAGAAAAATGTCAATCCAAATCTTAAAAGAAACTGTCGAAGCAAAGACAAGACGTTTAAGTGCTAGATGGACATTCGAAGCGGCTCAAGATGCAGAAGCAATGCACGGCGTAGACGTCGAAGCAGAAATTATGCAGGCTTTAGCACAAGAGATTGTAGTTGAAATCGACCAAGAAATTATCGGTTCACTAAGAACTCTTGCAGGATCTGGAACAACTTTAGACTTTGGTTCATTAAGTGGACAAAGTGTATACGTTGGTGACAGACATGCGGCTTTGGCAATTGAGATTAACAGAAGTGCTAACAGAATCGCGGCTAGAACAAGACGTGGCGCTGGTAACTACATCGTTGTATCTCCAGAAGCATTGACAATCCTACAAAGTGCGTCAACTTCTACATTTGCTAGAACAACTGAAGGTTCTTTTGAAGCACCAGTAAACACTAAGTTTGTTGGAACACTAAACGGAACAATCAGAGTATTTGCTGATAACTATGCGGCTGACGGAACTAAAGTTCTTGTTGGTTACAAAGGATCAAGCGAAACAGACGCTCCAGCATTCTACTGTCCTTACATTCCATTAATGAGCACAGGCCCAGTAATGGATCCAAGTACATTTGAACCAGTAGTAAGTTTCATGACCAGATACGGTTATAAAGAACTTACAAATACTGCTTCATCTCTTGGTAATGCGGCAGATTACGTTGATGCTATTACTTTAGCCAACGTAGCATTCCAGTAAACCGAAACGTTTCAGGAAGAATTAAGAGGCTCTTTTAGAGCCTCTTTTTTTGGCTTGAATTTCAAAATTTAAAAAACAGATAAATAGTTCTATAATATAGGATTTTCTAAATGGCAACAAAAAAGACTTACATTAATGCAGATCAAGAACTGGTTATCCAGGGTAAACTTACCATTGAAGGTGAGGTAGTCCAACAAGAGAATACAGTAAAGGTTAATAACCTTCAATCAGATGAATTGGTTATTAATTCAGATGGTCAAAATACCACTGCAAGGCTAACTTTTAACAGTAATGGTACTTTCTCAAATATGAGCTATGCTGATGGAGGTAATATTATTGCTGAGCCAGGTCTACAAGGTAATTTATTTGTAGCAAATGGCCAATCTATAATTATAGATGGTGGCGGAAGTATAGGTGGTACAGGATTTACAGGAAATTTAACAGGTACAGCCAGTAATGCCAATGCATTAACAAGTGCAGTAACATTAAATTTAAGTGGTGATGCAACAGGTAGTACAACTTTTATAAATGCCGGTGACAATTCAACAATCACTACAACTTTATTAAATACATCAGTTACACCAGGAACATATGGCAATGCAATCACAGTAGGCCAGTTTACAGTAGACTCTAAAGGTAGACTAACAGGTGCAAATAATTTTCCTATAAACATTACAGCAAGTCAAGTATCAGATTTTT